CACGTACGTTCCCTCTCGGTCGTTGACTGATTGGATCTGACAATGCAAAAGGCTGCCACTGATTCCCCTGACATTCATCCCCTTGATGCCATCGCCAACAATCGTGAGATCACGGATAATCGCCCGCGGGACCCCATTGCCGCTACCCGCGTACTGCAGGAACATGACGTCGGCACTAGTGCCATAATACTTGAGTTGGCCTCCCCCCCCTTGCCCTTCGCCGTTTACCTGTCCCAGCACGAACTCGGCGGGAGCGGGCGAGCCCACTAATGCGAAGTTGACGCTGCCATTGTTCGTGTTCGCGAGCACGGTGAGGGTACTAGTAATTTTGTACTTGCCGGCCGGGAAATAGACTGTTCCTCCCGGCAGGGTGAGGGCCGCCGTCAAGGCGAGATTGATCGCGGCCGTATCATCCGTCGTATCGTCGCCCTTCGCGCCATAGGCCTTGACATTGAACCAGCCCAAGCCAGGTAGGGGTGCGAGCGCGGTGCCCACTCCATATGCTTCATTGAAGTTGGCATTGATCTTTTGGAGCCAACCGCGCGGCCCGAGTTCGCCCGTGCCATCATTCGCCGCCACGCCGACATTGATCGTTTGTTGTGCCATCAGGACTTCACCTTCAGCACGCCATCATCAATGAGCGCCTTGACGGCTTGGGCGATCTGTGTGAGTGTGGGCGGCGCATCGGCGTTCTGGGTGGCGCGCGAGGCCGTACCCGTCCATTGCGTCCAGCCGGTAGGCAACTGCTGGAGTTTCGTGATGGCATCTGCCAGTTCCGCCCGCCAGGCATCTTCTGCCCGTTGGTCATAGCGCGCTGGGGCTTGATGGGCGATCACCGCTTGCCTCCGGGGATGACTCCAGCCCTAAAACGGCCAACACGCCAATCGACGCCTCCAGCCGGTCCGGTGTCCGCTGTCCAGGTCATCTGATCCGCAGTAATGATCATTTGGTCGGCGGTGATCCCGGTGCTGATGTTGTTCTCTGCCAGTCGCAGCCGATGCTGTCGTCCCGTCGCCCGCACATCCGTCTTGGCGGTGAGTTGATAGATCGCGGAGGCCGTCTCGCCCTGCTCGGGCTGATAACTGGAGAAGAACTGCGCGGTTACATCCCCGCTTGTTACCTCATCTGGAATCAAGGACTGGACACGCACCACCTGATCACCATCTCCCAGCTCAAGCGGGCCACTCTCCACGTAGGCCACCTGGCCGCCTCGGCTCTGCCCGGTCTCGTGGGCGTAGAGATAGCCCCCTGAATCCCAGAGCATCGGCTGGGCAAACGCCCCGGCGCCCGTCCCCGCACTGCGCCCGAGCGTCCCGAGCGCCCAATAGCCATCTCGGTAGTTCAGCATCACGTAGCGGTCGTTCTCGAGCCCGGACTGTGAGCCAGAGGGATAGAACCACCACACTTCGCCGAACTGGTCGATTGGGATGGTGGCAATCTTCGCTCGCTGGGTCAGGTTGATGTCCTTGAACACGTAGTCGGACACTTCGGAGGGAATCGGCCGCAGGGCCCCGGTGTAACTGAAGAACTGGCCCCGGCCCATCCAATAGGCGGCCCCACCGGCAATCGCGAAGGCATTCGGCCCCAGGAGGCCGCAGGCTTCCCCGCGCTGGTCGAAGCGGTAGATCAGATTGCCCCCAACATAGGTGGCGCTCCAGAGGTCCGTATCCGTCCAGAGGAGCGTCTCCCGCGTGGTGCGCCGGCCGGCGATCAGGCGGCCCGTCGTCTGGAGTGGGAAGCTCCCGGCCTGATTGGCGGCGGCTGGCGTCCACGTCGTCCGGTTCCCTTGGTCGGACCACTTGACCAAGCGCGGATCGCTGGAGGCCCCAAGGGCGAACACGAACCGTTCTGGCGAGACGCAGACGCCGCGGCACCCCGTGGGACTATTCGTGACCTGGGTGGCCTGGGCCGTCGGGGTGGACTCGTAAATCTTCCCGTCGCTCGTCAGGCAGGCGAGCAGGATCTCCCCGAAGTTGTCGAGGCTCCACGTATCGGCGTCCAGGATGATGCTGGCCCCGAAGCCCCCGTAGGGCGTGACGCCATAGCCGCCGAGCCCGTACCCGAGGCCGCCGCCGGACTGGCTCCCATCCGTGTTGCCGCCCGTGAGGCCAGCGGGCGTGATGTCCGTGAGCGCTAAGCTCGATCCCGAGAAGGCGTAGAGCTTCGTCGCCGTGCCAGTGGCAAGCCATGCCGACGCATCATTCTTGCGCCAACTCCACCCGCCGCGCGGCTTGCCCGTCGTCTGCGTGGGGACGCCGTTCCCGTCCGTCTGCTGGACCCAGCCGCCCACTGGTCGGAGCGCGCCCTCTACCCAGCGGACGAGATGTGACTTCGCCCAGCGGTTCCGGGACTGGTAGAGCGTCCCCGAGTTGCGGACGCCCGGCGGCAGATCGAGAGGCAACAGAGTTTCCACTAGGCGACCGCCAGGAGTTCCACCACAATGGACGAATAGCGGAGCGTCCCACCGGATACCACGGAACCACGAAAGTCAATCGTAATGGCGTTGGCCAATGTCTCTGCTGGCGAGGTCTGTCCCATCGTGCCGGCAAAGTTGCCCGGGGTCGCATTGCCCTGCATAAAGGTCTCGTCGCCACTCTGCGCGGTAGCCCCGACGCGAAAGAGGATGACTTGCATCCGAAACTGATTCGCCAACGTCACGGTGTGGCCGCTAATCTGGGTGCCCCCAAATCGGATGTTCGTCGTGCCGTTCTGCGTGATGTCGTCCCCGTTCAGCGTGATGCGTAACATCTGGCCGTTCACGGCGAGCGTCCCAGCAGGCAGCACATAAGAGGTCAGACTCACGTCCGACGTACTGGTCGTTTGCAGCGAGTTCTTCTGGAACAAGACGCCCGGTCGCACGTTCCGCAGCGTGGCATACCAAGTCGTCCCCGCATCCTTCGTCAGCAACTCCACTTCGTCCACGCCGCTCGCTTTGAATGTCGGCGCGATCCCCGCGAGCCACGTCACCGCCGCCGGCCACGTAATCAGGAAGGCCGAGCCATTCGTGATCAGCAGCCGGATACGGCAGGCAAAGCTGGCCGATGGCACGTTCGTGAAACTGAGCGTCGTGGCCTGTGAAACAGTAAAGACGAACACACGCGCGAGTGACAGATCGCACGTCGTCGTCGCCCCCACCGTGGGACTGTTGAAGGGCAACCGGGGCCGGGCGATCTCCGCGTCGATCCCATCGAAATCCGCGTTCGCTTCCACATCCCAGGGTGTGTCGCCCCGGGCGTGCTTGACGAAGCCGTAGATCGAAGTGGTGGTCGAGATACCCGCCTCCTATTTCTGCAACTGGTACGGGGCCGCAGCGGCGTTGTTCGTCACCAGCGCGTACTTCGCCACAAGCGCCTGCTCCAGCGCGAACAAGACACTCGGCCCTAGATCCCGGGTGAAGATCATCACTTCCGCCACATCGCCGATGAAGCCCGCGACCGCCACATCGACATTCGAGTTCGTGTCCGTGCCCGCGGCCCCAGTTGGAAAGATGTGGACGCCATCGACGGCGAGCCGCGAGGTCGTCCCAGACGGGGACGCGACAAAGCTCGAGACGTGAAAGAGCGTGGTGTCGCCCGCCACGCCCGAGGTCGCCGTGGCCACATTGTCATCGACACCCGTGAAGGCGTTCGCCGTCGCCCAATCGAGGGCTAGCCCGATCCGCTGGGCGTTGAAGGTCGCCACCCGGTTCAGCGCTGCATCATCGGCCTCCGAGTTCTTGAACACTCCGATGACCGTGATGGGGCGGGCAATCGCCCCCGCCACTGCGACCTGCATCGTATCCGTGGCATCGACATACCGCACGATCGGATTGCCAGCGATCAGGCCCACCTTATAGATCGGCTGGTTCGCCCCGGTCGCTTGGACGAGATGCCGCCCATTCCCCGAGAGGTCATTCCATTGGGCGACCGCCGTGGCGTCGGCTGGATTCGCCGCGCCGCCAAAGCCGTTCAGAATGTCGGCCGAGTACCAGGCAAAGAGCCCAGGGAGAGTCCGCGGATCAATCGCCAGAAGATTGCCCATCAGAATACCCACCGTGCGAGCCGGGCTCGCGGTTGTGCCCCATACCGGCGGCGTTCAGTCAGGATGCGGAGTTCGCGCATCGCCTCTTTGGCACGCGTTTCCCAGATCGGCAGCCGCTCATCGTGCTGCAGATAGGGCGCCGATTCCGCGAGCGTCCCAAAGAGATAGGCATCCGGCGCTTCCCGCAGCAGGGCATTCGTGGTTTGCGTCGCGGAGAGGGCGGGCAACGCCTTCACCACGTCGGCCTTGAGATTGGCGATTGGCCCCGTCGCGGAAGGCGGGCGGTAGAACCGCAGGATCGTGGATGGGGCGTCGGCATCATAGTCCACAAAGACGAGATCGGCGGGCATGCCCGCCGACGCATCGAGCTCCATCCAGGAGTGGTATTCCTCGCCCGTGATCATATGGAGCGGCTTGTTGTGGGCCCCGGCGGCCACGACATTGAGCCAGACGGCGAGCACATCCGCAACGGTCACGGGTAGCGGGTAGTCCGCCGTCAGGTTCGACGCCGTGATGGTCGTCGTCAGCCACTCCTTGAGCTCGCGCTTCGCCCGCGCCTCAAAGAGTGCGATGAAGTCCGGGATGCTGGCCGCGAGGTCCGTACGGTTCAGAAACGTTGCAGCCGAGGCCTGGAGGTCGCTGTACGTCGCGATGCTCAATGCTTCCGCCCCTTCGCGGCGAGCTTGGCGAACTTCTGAGCCCCGTACTTCTTTCGGCCGATGGCCGCAGCCACCGCGCCCGGATTGCGCACATTCCCCTTGGCCGCGATGCTCGCCTCGAGCTTGGCGAAGCGTCCACCGCCACCGACCTTCATGTTGGGATTCTTTCCACCGGCGCCGCCGATCGGATGCGCGGGATGTGCAGGAATCGGGTGCTTCATCTTGTGCCCGGGATAGGTCTCGATGAGTGTCGGCTGACTGGAGTTCACAGCATAGCCTTCCCCATAAGGCGTCCCCACACCGCCCGCCGCCTCGGCATCTCGC